AGTGATATTTGTCAATATGACATATCCTGACATTGATATGTACATCTACCCCAAGCCCACGCGGGACTTGGAATGGCACTTTATCAGCGTTCAAGAATTGACCGAACCGGCTACGCTGGCGACTGTGCTGGCTTTTCCACCTGGCTATCTGCGGGCGTTTACCTACAACTTGGCAATGGAGATTGCTCCTGAGTTTGGCGTCGAGCCTAGCCCACAAGTGACCCGCATTGCCATGACCAGCAAACGCAATCTGAAGCGCATCAACAATCCAGATGATGTGATGTCAATGCCTTACGCCATCGTGGCTACTCGTCAACGGTTCAACATTTACGCAGGAAACTACTAACATGGCTACTATTGCAATCACAGCCCTCCCCGTTGCTACGGCTGCGGCTACAACCGACGTTTTGCCAATTGTGCAAGGCGGCACGACAAAACAGGTCACTAACGCACTGTTGTTTACCAATTCAACAATGGTAGCGCCTGCGCTTGGCACGGTTGCAAGCGGCAACATTTCTGCTTGCACCAGCACAAATATGGTTATGGTTACACCAGTCATTGGTGCGGCTACTGGCACAAGCCTAACCGCCACTGGAGTGATTGCATCAACTGGCACGGCTGGCGTAGGCTACGCAACTGGCGCTGGTGGTACTGTTACGCAAGCAACAAGCCGCACGACAGGTGTGACACTTAACAAAACTGCTGGCGCAATCACATTATTTAGCGCGGCGGGTTCGGCTACTGCCGCGACTTTTACAGTGACCAACAGCACCGTGGCAGCCACGGATTTAATCATCCTAAATCAGAAGTCAGGAACAGACCTGTACGACCTGATGGTTACCGCAGTAGCGGCGGGTAGTTTCAACATTAGTTTCCGCACAACTGGCGGCACAACTACAGAAACACCCGTATTCAACTTTGCAGTAATTAAAGCAGTTGCGGCGTAATGCAAACACCAATACTCGGCGCGTCCTATGTCGCCCGCAGTATCAATGCTGCGGACAACAGGATGGTCAACCTGTTTCCGGAAATGACACCGGACAACGGACAGACCGCCGCTTTCCTCAACCGTGCCCCTGGGCTTAATTTCCTGCAAACGGTGGGCACAGGCCCAATCCGCGCACTGTGGGCACACCAGACCAACGGCAGCGACTTCTATGTTGTATCGGGCCAAGAAGTCTACAAGCTGACCGGCCTGACGGCCACACCGACATTGCTGGGCACGGTGACTGGCACGGGGCCGGTGTCCATTGCGGACAACGGCACGCAGATCTTCTTTGCTTGCAACCCTGACGGGTACATTTACAACGAGACGACCAACGTGTTCGCGCAGATCACAGACCCAGACTTTGCTGGCGCTGTGACGGTGGCGTACCTTGATGGGTACTTTGTCTTCAACCAGCCAAACAGCCAGATCATCTGGGTTTCGCAATTGTTGGACGGGTCTTCAGTTGACCCATTGGATTTTGCATCCGCTGAAGGCTCACCTGATGGCGTGGTGGGCCTTATATCCGATCACCGTGAATTGTGGGTGTTTGGTACTGACTCGGTGGAAGTTTGGTACGACTCGGGCGCTACTGACTTCCCATTGCAGCGCATCCAAGGCGCGTTCAACGAAATTGGTTGCGTGTCTGCGTACACGATTGCCAAGATGGACAACGGCTTGTTCTGGCTGGGCACAGACGCGCGCGGCCAGGGCATTGTCTACCGCGCCAACGGCTACACCGGCCAGCGCATCTCTACCCACGCTATTGAGTACGCAATTGCTCAGTACGGCAATATTGCGGACGCTATTGCGTACACCTACCAGCAAGAGGGCCATGCTTTTTATGTGCTGACATTCCCGTCGGGCAATGCCACTTGGGTGTACGACGTTGCAACGCAAGCGTGGCATGAGCGTGCTGGCTTTGACAACGGCGAGTTCACTCGGCACCGCAGCAATTGCCAGTGCAACTTTGGCGGCAACATCATTGTGGGCGACTATGCCAACGGCAACATTTACACGCTAGACCTGGATGTGTACGCCGACAACGGAGACATCCAGAAGTGGCTGCGCTCATGGCGGGCTCTGCCGTCAGGGCAAAACAACCTCAAGCGCACCGCGCATCACAGCTTGCAATTGAACTGCGAGTCGGGCGTGGGATTGAATTTGTACCCTGCTTATGACAGTGAAAATATTGACACTGAGTCAGGATTAGACCTTGTAGCTGAGTATGTGCAAACGTATTTGGTTACTCAATCTGGCGTCACCCTAACTACCGAGGCAGGGGATGGTTTTGAGCCTTTGGGCCAATACGAACTATCGGATACCGATATTAGCGGGTACAACCTAGTGACCATAGCCTACCCCGCTGCGCCCGGTTACGATCCCGAAGTAATGCTGCGCTGGTCGGATGACGGCGGCCACACTTTCAGCAATGAGCATTGGTCGCCAATGGGCAAGATTGGCGCGTACTACCACCGAGTCTTCTGGCGGCGGCTGGGCATGACGCTCAAGCTGCGCGACCGGGTCTACGAAGTGTCGGGAACTGATCCGGTCAAGATAGCCATCATGGGCGCTGAGTTAATACTCAGCCCAACCAATGCCTAACAATACGCAGATCACGCCCCCGCGCGTCCCGCTTACGGACGAGCGCACAGGCGCGGTTTCGCGTGAGTGGTATCGCTGGTTTTACAACCAGTACACCATAACCGGTGGCGGTCTAGGCATCACGCCGGTTATTAACGGTGGCACAGGGTTGTCCACCATCCCCACCAACGGCCAGTTGCTGATTGGCAATGGCACAGGCTACACCCTTAACACGCTGGGCACTGGCGCGGGCATCACGGTCACCAATGCTGTGGGAACCATTACCGTTGCCAATTCGGGCGTGTTGTCCAATGTAGCGGGGGCTGGCATTTCAGTGTCCGGCGCCACAGGTAACGTAACCGTCAGCAATACAGGCGTGCTATCTTTCTCTGGCGGCACTACCGGCTTGACACCAGCAACGGCCACCACAGGCGCTGTGACGCTTGCAGGCACTCTAAGTGTACCCAACGGTGGGTCAGGCGCTGTTACGTTGACAGGGTACGTCAAAGGCAACGCTACGGCGGCTTTTACAGCCTCTGCCACAATCCCTAACACCGACATCACGGGTTTGGGTACGATGTCAACAGAAAATATTGGCGCAACGGGTTCATTTATCACTGCAAATGTACCGCCTAAAACTGTTACCGTAGTTAACGGCATCATCACAAGTATCGTATGACCATAGTTAACTGGATTATTATGCAGGCTGCGGCTAAAAAAAATTTTTTGCTGGAGTGATATGAGCGATTTAGCGGTACAAGAAAACATCGGCGCAATGGCGTTGCGTGAATTGTTTGCGCTAGAGCAGCCTGAGAAAACCTTGATGCAAATGCCGCAAGCAGAATGCTCGGTGGCGCATCACTTTGGGCCTGGTGTCTGCATCCGCGAAGTTTTTATGCCTGCTGGTACTTTAGCAATAGGCCACAAACAGCGGTTTGAGCATCTCAATGTGATGTTGCGCGGCAAGGTAATGATTGCAAATGATGACGGAACCACGCAAATACTGTCCGCGCCCGTCATCTTCACAGGTAAGGCTGGCAGAAAAATTGGCTACGTCATGGAAGACATGGTTTGGCAAAACATCTACCCAACAGACCTCAAAGATGCTGATGCCGTAGAGGCGCTATTTGTTGAAAAGACAGAGGATTGGCACGATGACCAAGCAAGCAAGTTTGCAGTAGAAAGCGTTTTTCGGCTGTTTGACCGTGAAGACTATCTGAAATTGCTTGCTGATTGCGGTATCCCGCATGAAGTTGCCCGCCAGCAGTCTGAGAACGAAGCGGATTTTGCTTGGATTGACAGCCCCCTTACAAGAATTGCCATCTCTCCAATTGAAGGTAAAGGGCTATTTGTAACCGCGCCGGTTAAGGCCGGTCAAATAGTCTGCCCTGCTAGAATAAATGGCAAGCGTTCCCAAGCAGGGCGCTACACAAATCACTCAGCGCGTCCAAATGCCAAGATGGTTTTGCTGGCAAACGGTGATATTGATCTGGTCGCGTTGGTTGACATAGAAGGTTGCAAAGGCGGCAACATGGGAACCGAAGTCACAATTGATTACCGTCAGGCGCTTGCATTGTCTGGCGTTGAATTTAAGGAAGCATTATGTCAGCAGTAGCAACAGCAATTGTAACTAGCGCTGTAATTGGCGGGTATTCGGCCAACAAAGCCGCAGGCGTGCAATCAGAAGCCGCCGATAAATCAATTGGATTGCAAGAACGGCAGTACGCAGAAAATGTAGCGCGGCAAAAGCCGTTCTACGAAGCAGGCGTTAACGCGCTACCGGAGTTGATAGAGGCTTCTCGCTACAAAAATTTTGGTATGGATCAGTTCCAAGCCGACCCAGGCTACGGGTTTCGCTTGTCGGAAGGCCAGAAGGCGCTGGAGCGTTCGGCTGCTGCACGCGGCGGGCTGATCTCTGGAGGTGCGTTGAAAGCCGCGACACGTTACGGCCAAGAAATGGGGTCGCAAGAGTACACCAACGCATTCAACCGCTACCAAGCTGAACGCCAAGCGCGTCTAAACCCGTTGCAATCGCTTACCGGCATGGGCCAGACCACAGCTAACACCATTGGCGCGGCAGGT